GAGAGAAATTGATTGAACAAGACACCATTTGGAAAAAGATATGCGAAGAATTAGATTGGGAATTTATTGCAACTATTTGATTCTGATTTAACGTCTTCTATATCGTCTTGATTTTCTTGATTTTTTGTGTTTTCTAGTTTTTCTTCCTCCTTTCATTCTTTTTCTCTTACCACCATGACCAAATCCGTCAAATGATGTTATAACATCTGAAAAACTATTATCACTAGAATAATTACTAGCCGCGGTTGTATTGTTGCTTAAATTTACAGAATCATCGTCAGTAGCTGCATTAAATTGACCCAATAGATTTGTGGCAACGGGTCCATTAGCAGTGGGTGGTGTAGTTACATCACTCATTATTGATTCTGAAGTAGTATTATTGCTTGGCTCATCATAATCATCTAAATCGTGCATTGAACTGTTTGTTGAAATGTCAGATAAAGGCGTAAGTTGTCCTCCGTGTCGTCTAGTTGTCTTTCTTAAATATTTTTTTCGTGATTTAAAGCTCTTCTTAGTTATAGTCATTAATTATATAATAATATGATAAATTAATTATCGTATTATTGGAGTTGTTGCATCGTTAAGTAACTTAAAGCCCTCCTGGGAAACCAACAAGATTGGCACCAATACCAAAACCAGCACCAGAACGAGTGGTGACAGCAATGCTGGGTACATAGGTATCCAAAATGCTAAATGTGGCAGCCGCAGTTAACGCAAGCAAAACAATCTCCTCAATATTCAAGGAGCGTTTAGGAATAGCGTATGCAGCAATAGCGACCATCAAACCCTCTACTAAGTATTTGACAACTCTTTTGACAAGCTCAACAATATCAAACATCTATATTAAATAATAAGAAAAAAATATATTGTGCGATAAAAAAACTTAAAATCAATATATGTCTAAACTATATATGGGAGCTCAATCAAAGGTAAAAAGACCCGAAAATGTGGAAGATCAAAATTTCAGTTTTGAAAAGAAAACAACTGACACCGGAAATATAAATCCTAAATATGTTGATGTATTAGACGAAGACAAAACTATTGCAGGACAAAAATTCGTATGCATTTCTTTCATTTCTCCTGAAAAAATTATTAAACAAAAGGAATTGTTCTTTTTTGAGGAATTCCTAAAGAAGTGGGAATTTTCAAAAAGTATGGAAAAATTTATTCAATTTTTAAATTTCATTAGTTACAAATACAAGTTGACGTTTGACGATGTCTCAAAAGACTTTAAGGAGTTTTTAACTGAAGAACAGGCTAGTTTTGTGGAGGGTGGTATGGACGCCGATTACAAGACTTTCTTAGATCAAAATGAGGAAGATCTTGAAAATTCATTTAATACTAAGCATAATTTCCAAACATCTACGCGCGGCATCAAAGTTCGTGGAGCATATCCCACTATGGAAGAGGCTGAGTTGCGGTGCAAGATGTTAAGGGAATTGGATCCAAATCATGATGTTTTTGTTGGACCCATTGGCTTGTGGATGCCGTGGGATCCAGAGGCTTACAAGACAGGCCGAGTTGAGTATATGGAGGAGGAATTGAATCAATTAATGCACGAAAAGAATAAGAACGAGTCTTTTGCAAAATCTGCATTTGAACAACGTGTTAAGGAGACCAAGAAGAAGGCAATTGATGAGAATATTAAACTGGCAGAGAAAACTGGTGCAACGCTTACTCAAACTATTGATGAAGATGGAAATCTTATTGGAGTTAGTAATATGAACACCCAAGAAAGAAATTTGAAAGATCAAGAAACGATTACTGCGGCTGATATTCGCGCCGAATTGTTTGAGGGAGAAAATATTGTTGTTGGTAAGACAGATAATGGACAAAGTGAGCTTTTAAGCGGGCCGTTTGTTGTTAAGGATAAGAGTGATTGACCAACTCCTATGAAATAATAAATTTATAACTTATAAAGTTATAATTTTATTTACCACTTTGTCTTTTTTACACTAATTTTTGGCCCTTGACCACGTTTCTTTGTATTACTTGGGTCGTATTTCTCGTCTTCTTCATCGGAGTTAATATCTTTACTGAGTTCCCAAAACTCTTTTGACCCCAATTTGAAGTCATTGTGTGAGTCGGCCTTGTACCAGAAGACCTGTTCTTGCAATTTATTAGATTTTGCGTTATTATTTATTACTAAACATTCATAATTTTCAGTGCATTGGTCCATGACCTGACAAAAAGACTCAAATGTGGGAAACATACCAGCATAATTCTCATAGATGCGCTTTCTATTTGCAATGTATGGTTCTCTCAAAATAAAAACATAATCTATGTTGGTTCTCAGTGTTGGTGGAATTCCCAAAGGATATTGCATTGTGATGATAAGCATGATCTTCCAATGTCGTCCGTTCATGAAGAGAAGACGCATCATTTTATCGCGAGTCCATGTTCCATCATATAAACAATCATCCAGAATTACAAAAGCTCGGGGGTCAATTGTGCTACGTTTATAAGTCTCCATTTCTTTTTTAATCTGCTTTAAAACAGACTTTTGCCGCTTTAAAATGTTCTCAACGATTGCAGTATTATATTCATTGTGAATAAACAATTTTGGCACCATTTTTCCGTAGAAACCGTTACCTTCTTCTGTTCCAGCGACCACAACACCAATAGGAATGTCTTGATGATAATACAACAAATCTCTTACAAGAAAAGACTTACCGGTATCACGACGACCAATTAAGACTACAACAGGACCTTTAGATTCATTCGGTTTAAAACTAATTGTTTTCATATCAAATTTTTTGAGTTCTAAAGTCATATTACTGTTACTTTAGAAAATTCATTCAAATTAGAAAACGCATTAAAAATATCAATGTTACTAAAATGTAAGATATAACAGAATTGTTGTAAACTGAGTTAAAAAATAGTATAATTAATATATTATTTAGCTAATGGACAATACTACTCTTAAAATTCATTATGAGAAGAGGAAAAATTCAGAATTATTTAAATCTCTTCAAAAAGAAGATTTAACTTTTCTCTCTGACTTGCAAAATTACATCCCAATTTACAAGCGATTCTTTTTGTTGAATGAAACAAATTATAACTCATTGAACTTGAACAACTCGTGGTTTTTAGCAACCGTGAAAAACAGAGTTGCTGATAACAAAAATTTATACAACTGTGCAATTCAAAACAATGAAACTAGTAAAATACAAAAAAAACAAGTATTTTTCAAAATGGCTCCTTTACTAGACCCGTTTAAATACTTAATTGGTAAATATAACGCAAACGACCCAACATTATTTAAATTACCAAAGTTGACTTCAGAAATTGGCAACGTTCATCCAAAGTTATTAGATTCTAATAATTCCGCGTATGTTGATGGTTTATTTTCTTTTCTCTCAAGCAAACTAATTTACAATTATGATTTTGTAAATGGTGTTGATTATTACGGCTCTTTTTTGGGAATTAAAAAAGAATTCAATCTAAACGTTGTTGATGATTTGGATTATCTTTGCAAATCAGATTTTTTCAATAAATATAAAAATGTAAAATTCAAAGTTGAAGATTACAGTTTCTTGTATGATGAAGAAAAACCCGAAGCAAAACCGCCAATCAAAATAGAAAAAAATCTGAGCAATAATTCTACTTTGTCTATAAAGTCGCTTGACAACACTATTTTTGAAGATATATTTTCTTCAGACAATCAAACATCACACATTACATTACATCATCTAAAAGAAAATAATATTGAGTTGATTGATATTACAAATTGCGATTCTTTTAATGCGAAAGAAATGCGCACGACAACAATAAAATCGTCGTCTAGTTGTTCATCTAGAACATCCCACACATCAAATAGTGAAAATAGCAAAGGATCTTGTAATAATTGTGAAGATGTATTTGGGGAAAATGAAGAGAAAGAAAATGATAATGATAATGACACAGTAGACGAAAATAATGAAGATAATTGGACTGACGACAAGAGCTCATCATCTTCAGAAAGCTGCGAAGAACAACAAATATTTGCAACTATTCCAGAATTTCCTGTTCAAGTTATATGCATGGAAAATTGTGAAGATACTTTTGATAATTTAATTATGACAAGTGAATTAAGTCATGGAGAGTGGTTTTCAGCATTGTTTCAAATAATAATGATATTAATTACATATCAGAAGGCGTTTTCCTTTACTCACAACGATTTACACACAAACAATATCATGTATAACTCAACCAACATTAAGCATATTTATTATTGTTATAAAAAGACATATTACAAAGTTCCAACTTATGGTCGCATTTTTAAAATGATTGATTTTGGAAGAGCTATCTATAAATTTGAAGGAAAAATGTTTTGCAGCGACAGCTATCAACCAGGCGGAGATGCTTCTACGCAATATAACACTGAACCATATTTTAATGAGAAAAAACCGCGCTTAGAACCAAACTATAGTTTTGACTTGTCTCGTTTAGCGTGTTCTATTTTTGATTATATAATTGACGACTTGGATGAGATAACGGATTTAGATAGTTGTGAACCAATTGTTAAACTTATTTATGAATGGTGTTTAGACGACAATGGTATAAATATCCTTTATAAAAACAACGGCGTAGAGAGATATCCAGATTTTAAGTTATACAAGATGATTGCAAGGTGTGTTCATCACCACACTCCACAGGCTCAGCTTGAGAGAGAAGAGTTTAAATTTTTTACAGTTGCAAAATCTTCTATTCCTATAGAGGAAACTGTGGTAAATATAGATAATATTCCTAATTTTTCTTCTGAAACAATTGAAACACTATAAATATTTTCTGGTATAAATTTTAAAGATATTTTATTTGTATTAAATAAGATGACTTCCATACCAGATAACTTTGGGTTTATAATCACGAGACACGTAAATTCAGAAACAACGAATAAGTATTGGAACGAATGTATAAGACATATTAGAAGTCAATACCCTATGAAAAAAATTGTTATCATTGACGATAATAGTGATGAGAAATACTTAAAAGCTGAATATGAATATAGGAA